GGAAGGTCAGCGTAAGCGATGTCACAGCGGAAGTAAAACGGTATTCAGTGTTGTCTGCTAGGGTTAATGATGCCGTGCCGCCCGCGGGGGTTAGCTTTGATGTGGAAGCTGCCGCACCCAAAGAGGAAGGCGTGTGCGTGTGGTCAGACGAGGCCGCTCCTATACTTGAAGGCGTGTGCGTGTGCCCGGCTTCCGCGAATGCGTTTCCGAGCACACTTTTGATCTTGCTCCACAGCGTTCGTTTGTTTTCCATTTCGGATGCGTCGTACATCAGGAATCCGTCCGTATCCTGAATGTCTGCCGCAACGGGAAGGGCGCCCAAATCCGTTACCGGATCGCCGGTCTGCACTGTCGGCTGCCATGTTGCGCCGTCCAGCGTGACCTCGATCTTGTTGTCCGCGCTCAGCCGGATCCCCTTTATGTCCGATGAGCTTGGGTAGCTCCCAAGCATGTTCAGCAGCGCCGCAAGCTGGGCTGCGACCGTTCCGGCCGGAATCTCTCCGAGTGCCCCGTTTCCAACGTTGCCCGCGCCCCCCTCCCCCACAAGCTCATCTACCACGGCGTTGAAGGCGGTTTTTATTTGATTGCTGTTTGAATCAAAGATTGCCTTCATCTCCGCTGCCGTGCGTTGGGGCTGATCTGCTTCGTTTACAACGGGGTTTGTCCACGAGCCTATCTTCTTGTCCGTTATTGCCATTGTATTCTCCTTTCATGTAAAAAGGGGAGGTTTCCCTCCCCTTTAATACCTTGCTTCCAGAACGGCTTCGATCTCTGAATCCGTCAGCTTCAGCTTGCTCAGATACTTTCTAAGGTCTGCTTTTGTGTATTTCCTGCCATCCATCCACTGTTCGATAAGAAGCGCATTGGTTTCCGAAATTCCGGCGGCAACATAGGCTTTCCCGCGCTTGTACGCCGAGCCTGACGTTTTTCCAAGCTTAAACGTAAACCAGGATGTGTAATCCCGCGTCTTTCCCCCGGTAAGCGCTTCGTCGAGCTGTCGCTTCTGTGCCGGGGTCATATCGTCGTCGTTCATGATGTTGTTTCGCAGCGCTTCCTGCCTGCTCCCCGGAATTATCTCTCCGTTTATGTCCTTTGTAGGTTCAAGCTCATCATACATTTTGTGATATTCCATGTATTTCTCTTGGCTACCGCCCGACGCTTTGAATAGCTTGTACCCGGATTGAGCGGAATCACTAAGCTGCGATACATAGAAAGAAGCGTCCGATGAATAATCAGCTGGTGTGTTGTTGCTCGAAATAAGCGAACGATCTATAAGCTGCTTTTCCTCGGCGGTAAGCGTTGAATCGCTGAGCAACATATCGCGCTTCTGCTCTTTAACACCTATCTCATTCCCTTCACTATCAGTATAAGACTTTAGACCAGAGAATTTTCGCGCCCACTTCTCAACAAGCACAGCCTCGGCTTCTGTAAGCCCTTTATTGATGTTTTCCGTGAAGCGTTCATATGGGTCATCGTTCGGTATGAATATCCCACCTGCGTGAGTTGTGGATATTTCAAACCTATCCCTGCTGGTGTAATCCGCCGGGGTTTGTTCATCACTGCAAAGTATGTCTTTGTCGATGATTGCCTTCTGCTCTGCCGTAAGAGAGGAATCCTTGAACAAAATTTCCCTAAACTGCTGCTTTGTAGACTTTTCCGTCTCCCCTTCCTCGTTTTTGATCGGCTCAAGCGCCTTGTACCGGTCAAGGAGAACAAGGAAGTGTGCGCCGTCTATGCCGTTCGCAATGGCGTTCTTATAAGCGGCGGTGTGCGGCGCAGAAAGAATTGGGAAGCCTTGCGCAACGTTCTCCCGGCCTTCCGGAAGTGCCCACGGGCCGAACAGTGCAGCCTGCGCATAGTCAAACCCGGTTTGATCCGTACGGAAGCGCAGGAGGTCGTTTCCTCCCTTGTCTTTCTTGTAGCTTCCTCCTTCCCGCACCGTCTGTATGCCCTCGATGGCCTTTTTCACCTGACCGCCCGCAAACGGCGGTAGTGTATAGAACAACGGTTTTTTCAGTTCGTCCCATACCACTGCGCCTTTGTACGCCCCATCTGCGTTCTCGTTCCCGAGCGTTTTTGCGATTCGCCAGAGATCCGGCATTGCCGCAGCCGCGGGAGAGCGCCCCCCATCGCCGCCAATCAACGAGCCAAAGAACGGCATCTGATCCACTACGTTTTTGTACGTTTTCTCAGCAGCCTCCACCCACTTTTGAGGTTCATAGGTAACGAGCGGGGCTTCCTCCGCTGTTTTCGTGCCTGCGACGCGCGGAATTACATTCTCCGTCTTCCAGTCCACACCTACCGCTTCGGCGATCATATGGAGCGGGTCGAGCGCCCGCCTGCGGCCAGTGATCTGCTCGTCAAGTTCGTTGTACATCCATGCGGCGAGAAACATTTTGAACAGCGCTCCAACAATGGCGGCGATCCCCTTCTCCTTCATGTCCCGCGGTACGTCCTTGAACATATAGCTCAGCTGGTTGTTTCCTTCTACCTGGAACATGGTGAAAGCCTTCGCCAAAGGGCTTTTGCTTCCGAATATCGTCGGCAGTGCTCCTTTCGATCGGTCTGCCATGAGCCCTGCCGCCCACGCATCCGCATCCTCCATTGCAGCTTCATAGTTCATTCCGGCCTTCAGGTTTTGTGCCAGCTTTGCGCGCACCAGCGTTTCGGACGCAAACCTGTCCACGTATTCAAACGGTATGCTCAGCTTATCGTTCGCCTTCATGATCCAGTCTTTTGAGAGCGCATCCGCTCCGCGTCGGTTCGTCAGAAACGTGGATTGCTCCGAGAATCCGTCATCCTTCGCGAACGACTTTACCGTATCCCGCATTGCATTCAAAAGCGTAGCGCTCCCCACCTCGGACGTCGCCTGCGTAATCGGGATGAAGTTTGAGAGCGCCACGCCGATGTTCCCCGCGATTGCGTTTGCCGAGTAGCGGTTCTGAAACCAGTTCGCAAGGGAGTAAATTGTATGCCCCCACCTCTTTTCTGCGGCTCTATCCTGCAACGATTTTTTGTTCGCAAGCAGGTTAGTATACTCCGTCAGGTTGGACACATACCCGGAAAGATGCGCGTTCGTGCTCTTCCCCTTCTCATCCTTGTACAATGCATTGATCTGCTCTGCGCGCTCTTCCGGCGTGATGTCCTCATTGTCCATCAGCTCCTGCATGCGCGTCCTGCGTCCTTCGTCGGAATACTTATAGCGGATTGCGTTATCGAGCGCACGAAGCCGCTGGATGTCGTCCGTATGGAATATCACATCCGTTGCTCCCCTGATATAGCTGTCAAAGCCGCCGTACAGGTCAAATTCCGTTTTTACTCCCATGCGCTCCAATGCATTGGCAAACCATGTTTTTCCCGGCCGGAATGCGCTCGTCAGCCCTGCGATGTCGGTCGGAAGTTCCATGTTCGTCAGGTTGAACCCGAACGCCTTTGCAATTTTTTGTCCCTCGGAATCGTATTCCCTGCCTATGAAATGCGGGAAGTAGTTTTGTCTGTACTCCACCTTCGGATATCCGTTTCGCACAAGCGCATCGTTCATGTCCTGGAACACCTGGTCATAGATCTCTCGAACCGTAGGGAGAGCCGCCTCGCATTTTGCCCTGTCTATGTCTTTGCCGTGCTTTTCCATCAGCTTTGCATACTCTGTGCCCACAAGGTCGAGTCCCTTTTGAATCAGTTTCGCTTCCCTGCTCCGATTCATCCCGCGTCCTTCGATTTCCGCAAGCCGCTCTTTATAATCGACCGCTTCTCCGATAAGCTGCGTCGCCTTGCTCTCCCACTTGTTCAGCTTGAGTGCGAGCATCCGCTCGTTCATGTCGTTGATGTATCGGGTGCGTTTGGCCTCGTTTTCATGGACCGGTTGGATGTACCCCGCTATGATCCGCTCCGCATCCTGCTCGTTTCCGGTGATGTCCCGGATGTTCCGTTCCTGCGTTTCGCGCTCGTATAAACCTCCGATCCGCTTGTCCTTCCAGCGGTCTGAATTTTCGATTGCGTTCATCGCATCATTCCGCAGGCGCTCCCGGCGCTTTTTGTTGTATTCGTCTACAATCTTTTTCCGGCTTTCCACCTCCGCCCGTGCATCGTAGTATTCCTTGAGCTCGTCGAAATTGCTGCGGTTTTGCAGCTCACCCAACGTTATTCCGCCCTTGAACACCGCGTCTATAAGCGCGCGGTCCCCTTCCGTCAATGCCAGTTTGCTCTGTACGCGGTCCAGCATTTTCTGCTTTTCCCTGATTTCCGAAAGCGCCTTGTCTACGGTTTGAACGTTCTCTGCTTCCGCCGCAGCCCGAAGCCGCTCCTGACGCCTTGCGTGCTGAACCGTCTCTTCCCGTTCTGCAAGGTTGAGCTTGCGCCGAAGCTGAAACAGCTCTTCCTCAAAGTTTGCGCGCATCTCCAGCTTGACAGCTTCTGCATTCTCGCCGTGGAACTCGTCCAGTGTGTATTCCCGCGTTTTTATGCTGTCGTACTTGTTCAGGATCTCCGCGAACTGATCCTCCGGTGAGGTCAATGAATCATCAAACACACCAGGGAACTCTGCAAGCAGGTCGTCATACACGTTCACAAGCGGAGCGCCGTTCCCGTTCATTCGCAGTTTGCCCCACGCCGCTTTACGCTGCTCGCTCGTTAAATCCGTGGAACGGATCGCCTTTTTTCTCAGATACTCCTTGAGCGGGCCATATTGCTCCACCATGCTGTTGTCATATTCACGTGCGGCTTCGTAGCACTTTTCGAACATGGCCTTCGCGTCCGCTTCCGAAAGCTGGCCTGTCGCTATTACACGGTCGCCCAGCTCGGAAATCATTTTCCGCAGCTCGCCCTTCGCCGTGCCCGGAATGCCCAGTGCCTTTGCAACATTCTCAATGAATGCGCGCTCGTGCCGGCGCTTGTAGGCCTTTCGCTTGCCCGTGAGTTCGGTTGCCCTTGCCCCCTCCTGTTCGGAGGCTGCATTTGCTTCTGTATCCTGCGCAGAAAGGTTGATTTTTTCGGAGGAATTGCGTATACTGATATTATCATCAACGGATGGGGCGTTCGTGCTCAAGCGCGATAATCCCCTCGTGCCGTTGGTGATTTCTTTTATTTTCGTTATATCGTACAATCTCCTGTATCCGTTCCCGTTTAGAACATTTACAATCCCTTCAAAAAACCGCCCGGAAACAGAAAATGTAACGCGATAGCGATCCCACCCTCCAACTGCTTCAGGATGCCGTCCATCGTCTGAAACATGTTCTGTAAACGCGCTTGCGGTAAGCAAATTATTCAGTTCTGTTGAGGCGCGCATTTTTGCCGCTCTCGATTCAGCGCTCATATTTCTTCGGCTTGCCGGATAAGCGTATTCGCTTGCGGTGGCCGCGCTAACATGTGCTCTTGCTTCACTTTCTCCAACATAACGACCTTTAAAGTGCGCGTTTATGTAGTCGCGTGCAATTTTGGGATAATTCTTTTCTTCCGCGCCATCGAAAATGTCTTGATCCGTATCTACTTCCACATATTTCGATCCATCAGAAGCATCACGAATGGAGAAACGGAACTGCTGTGTTACGGACACTTCCGGAACTGTTCCCTTTTCAAAGTAGTTGCGGATGTCGTTGAGCACCTTTGATGCGCGGGTGTTCCTTGGATATTCTACGCTGTGCAGCGTGTTACCGTCCGTATCGTCAATGTCGAGCATGACTTCGCCGCGGTATTTTTGCACGAACTGTTCCAGCTTTTCATATTGCGCCGCAGTCGGCATGACAGAAAGGTTAATACCTCCGCTTTCCGGGGAAACCCTGATATTTCCCTGCGCCATGAAATCTACCATGGCCTCGCTTCCGCTCATGTCCGACTCTTCGCCGTATGCGTCCAGAATATCCCGGTGGTCTACCGTTCGGTATCCACCCGGCGCGCCTTCATGCCTTCCGGAAAAATCGAGCCTTGCTCCGCTTGTGGTGATGTACCCGGTTTCGTTCCAGGAATATGTTTTTCCAAAATGCTCTACGGCTCGTTTTTCGGTATCCTTTGCGGAGAAGCGGTTGCTATTTGCGCCGGAATCAGATTTTGAATGCTTTGCCCGCGTCTCCCCTAACGCCGCATCGAACACATCTGCAATCGCAGAAAGCAGCTCCGTATCCTGCCGGATGCTCTGCATCTGCTTCCAGCTCGCTTCTCCTTCGAGCGTACGAAGCGTTTCTTTGATTGTGTCGATGAACTCCTGCAGAAAGTCGCGGATGCGCTCTGCGAGCGTCCTGTCGGCTTCAACGAGCTTTTTCACATAGGATTCATCGTTCAGGATCGCCGGGATCGTATTTGCGACCACCTCTTCACGGGCGGTTTCTTCCGAATAGCTGAATTGATCCATCTGGTAACGCACAAGCGCGTCCACATCTTCGCCCTCGCTGCGCAGTGCATCCAGTACGAAGTTCTCCAGCGTGGAATATCCGGCCGCATTGTTTGCCCTTACATAATGTGTAAGTTCGTGAACGCCGACGGCGAGATATGCGTCTCCGATCGCATTCAGATTGATATGGATTCTGTTGGTGTTCCCGTTGTATGCCGCGTTGACGTCGCTTCGTGCGTTGCCTGTTTCGTCCAGATACAACGCATCATCCGCAATTGCAGATACGCCGTATTTCCGGCAGAGCGCATCAAGCACGTTCAGTTGTGTCTCCTGCTCTTTGGAAAGCTGCGCGTCCGGAAGCATGGTCACCCCTGCTTTGAACTCGCTGTTTGGGTCAAGCACTGCCGCGCGCTGGTTCGCAAGCCGTCCTGCGCTGTACGCCGCCTTTATGTCCGGCTTTGCAAAGCTGCGCCCTGTGCCCTTCTTTCTGATTTGGCCGAGTTCCTTCCCCTGCTTGGCCTGTTCGTATACGGTGTGAAACGCCATTGTGTATTCCACCGCATCCATTCCACCCTCATATGCTTCCGCAATGGCCGTCGCTTCCACCGCGTCCAAATGAATCGTTTTACCCTGCGCGCGCAAATCCGCGCCTCCGTTTGCGCCCTCCTGAACTGCGTATCCATGCTTTGTTGCGCCGTCAAGCGTCGTTGAAATCTCATCCGCCGCCGCGTTCATCCTGCGCACCGGGCGTTCTCCTACCATTGGGATCCCGGTTGTTTTGTCAATGTAGGCGTATTCTTCCGTTTCCGCAGCAGGCTTTGCCGTATCCGCCGCCGCGTTTCCGGTTTGCGTATCCTGTGCAGGCCGCGTTCCCACCATCGGGATGCCCGTGGTAGGGTCGGTGTATGCATATTGCTCCGTGGTTTCGTTCATCTGCCTCGTTGCTTGCGCGGCAGGTGCAGTTGCTGTATCCTGTTTCAATGCTCCCGAGCCAATAATCGCTCCGTTTACGCTTGGCTCACCGTTTGCCCCTCTGCCCCTCCATTGGCCGATCCCGCCCGCAAGCGTTCCGCTCACGCCGCCGGAAAGCGCGCCGCCAAGCCCTGCAAGGCCAATTTGGGCCGCAAGTCCAGTGTTTGCTTTCCGCTCTGCATCTTCACGGCTCATGCCCTGCTTCATATATGCTTCAACGGCTGCATTGTATTCCGACATGCCGCCCATTATGAGATCGTCCGTAATAATGTTGGTGATCTCCGTGCAAATTTCCTCCGATGCTTCGATGCCCGATTGCCGTAGGATGTTCTTCAGCACGGCTCCCCTCGTTCCGGCTTGTGCTGCTTTCCAAAATCCTTCTACGCTGAATTTTTCAAACGCAGCTTCCGCGATTCCCGCAAGTGCGCCCATCTGAAACGCCTGCTCCTGCGAAGCGCCTCGCCTGATTGCTTCCAACGTTGTATCGGAGGACGCGCCAAGGCCCATAATGCCAAGGCTTGCTGCCTGTCCGACTCCCGTGCCGCCGGTCATAAGCGCAACAGACGTGGAGTCGGCAATGGACATGCCCGTATCGTAAAGAAACTTCCCGACCTCGCCCATGTCTTTGGATGCCTCTGCGCGCATGGCCTGCTGGGCAACGCTATATCTGAGATGCGAAGAATACTCACTCACATATTTCCCGGATGCATGGTCGATGGCCGCGCCTATGAATCCCGCGGCCTTCGGTGCGGCAAGCGCCACGGAAAGCGCACTGCCAAATACTTTTCCTGCGGTCGTTTGCTCCATTCCCTCAATGTTCCCGACCGTTTTTTCCGTTTGCCGTTTATTGAGTTCTTCAGACAGAGCATCTAGGTATTCAAGGGCCGCTTTCTCCCCGCGCACAGCAGTAAGGTAGTTGAATACCTTAATTTCATCGTCCTCCATGAGAGAATATATTGCATTCGGATCTGCCGTTCCAGCTCTCATGGCGTTTACGTCGGCTTTTGCCCGCGCGCCGTCCGTGTCATTGATATAAGCGTGTTTTGCTGCGAAGGCATCAAATGGCCCACTTGCGGAATATTTCCTTCCCTGCTCTGCCATCGGTTCAAACATGCCGCTTTGCGTGAGCTGATCGTATCCCGCAACGCGCTGAATGTTCTTCGCTCCGTAAATATCCCGCTCAAGCTCTGCAGCCCTGGCTTGTTTCGTTTCGTATTCACTCAAAAACCGCTGGATCGCCATTGCGCCGCTGTCTTTGGTATTGCTGCCGTAGGATGCCAGCTTGACCTTCATGCGGTTGTAGCGCTGTTCGTCCTGCTCCAGATATGCGCTCAGGTCATCATATTCGGCCTGCGCTGCCTTCAGATCAAGTCCAGTAAGATAGTCATAACGTTCCGTCGTTCCGCTTCTCTTCCTTGCGTTCTCAAGCTCGCGCTGCCCGAATTGGGCTGGGATATAGGTATTGCGTAAGCGTTCCGCTTCTTCAAGCGCCTTTTGCCTGTCCACGATCCGTTGCCCGAACTGCGCCGGAATATAAACATCGTTTTGCGGCTGTTGCTGATATTTCAAAGGCTGTTGCGGTTGGGCTTTATAGCTTTCATATGCCGCCCTACTTTTCTCTTGAAGCGTCCTCTGATTCTTCTTTACTGTCTCGTTCTGTGCTTTCCGCTTGGCTTCATATTCAAGGTAATCATCAAAGGATATGTACGCCATATATCCCCCTTATTTTTTCGTCTGATTTTTTACCATCATAGACGGCTTTGTAAACCCTGTTGATAGAATCTTGGAATAACTGTTCAGTATGTCTTTTTGATACTGCGGGAGGTTCATTCCTGCAATTTCAGAGGACATATCTTTCCTTGTCGCGCCCTGTTTTGAAATCGTTTCAAGGTAATTCTTCGCGGATGCATATGTCTGCATTGCCGTTGTGGTTTTTTTAGATGAACTTCTGGAACCACCGCCCGAGCCGCCCGAACTGCCGCCCGAGCTGCCGCCGTACATGCTTGCGTACATCTTTGCAAGCGCCATCTGATTCTCAAACGCCTGTTGTGCCGCAGCCTGTTCTGCGTTTGCCTTTGCAATCAGCATATCGGCCATCCATTTTGCGTATTCCACATCCCTCGTGTATCCTGCTTGCAGAAGCTCAAGCGCAAGGTTATCCCTTTCGGCCTGTTCCTGCCGCGTTGCGGAATTTATGTCATTCCGCATGCCGATATCCTGATTTACGCGCGAAGTCTCGGAAGCGCCGGATACGGGCGAATCATACAGGTTGCCCGCAAGCCCCTTTGCCGCGAGGACTTCGTTGTTTCCGATCGCGTTCAGGCGCGCGTTGGTGTATGCCTGCGAACGGATTGTGTTGTATTGATCCCCCAGCCTTGCAGCCTGCGCATCGATATCCGCCTTTTGGGCGTTGTATGCAGCGTCAAGCGCGGCTTTGTATTGCGCTGCCGCGCTGTCGTATGCCGCGCCGATATTATATGAAGGCAAAGATGGCAGGCCGTAACCGCCGCTATGGCCGTTATATACGCCCGCGTTCCCATCCCAAGCGCCGTAACCATCGCCTGCAAGAGGCGTTCCCCAAATGGAGCCTTGACCTCCGACAAATGAATTATATGCTGCTTGTGTGTTCTTGCCCCATATCCCATCGGCGCCCGTGCTACCGATGTTGTATCCCGCCTTCGTAAGCTGCTGTTGGATCTGTTTTACCTGCTCCGCATTCGTTACCCCTGCCGGGGGTGTGTAACCCGAAACGTAATAGTTCGCCATTTATTTTCTTCCTTTCTTTTTCATGCTTTTTCAGATTTCCTGTTGTCGCTCATCGCAAATCGTAATACAATGTATTGCATAAACAGGAGGTGAACCACCTTGGAAAAACTCCCTTCCAATCCGACCGATTCCAAAGTCGTACCAAAACAATCTGAAGATGAGCGCGACTTGTCCGATTACAACGATGCGATGGAGGAATACCGTAAGAACCCAATATCCTTTTCCCACTCCGAGGTTGTCCGCATGCTGAACGCCTGTGAGTGAACAAGCGCGCGCTTGTTCACTTCACATAATTTCCAACCGTGTACTGCACCTCTGCGCCGTATACGCCGAAGCCCTCGTTTACTGCATCGTTCTCAAAGATCAGCTGCAGAAGAATGAATTTCTTGACTTTGGTGTTGAATGGCTTTACCTGCGGCGTGTCCAGCGTGTTGAAGGTGAAGCGGCTGAAGTCGATGTCCGAAAAATCGAAGATGTCCATGAGCGCCGTGCGGATCAGGCGCTCATGCTGCTTGTCCGTGGCCACATAAACCTTTACGCTCGACCGGCTGTAAGGCTTTATCATTACGCCGGAACCCTTTTTGACCAGCGTCTTTCTGCGCGTGAAGATCCCGAATGTGTCCGCCTTTGTGGACCATCGCGCCACAATCGGTTCATCATCATCCGAAAACCGCGCCATGCCGGATACGTCCGTGTTGAATTTGCAGATGCGCCCGTCCGCTGTTCCGAAGTACAGCGCCCCGGAGTGTTCCAGGAATATGCGGGCGGGTATGTTCGTCCAGTAATACCACTCGTAAGAATACTGCTCCGTTTGGGATGCGCCCGTCCGCTGCCGCGAATCCGCAACATAGCAATGCCCGTTGACGCACAGGATGTAGTATCCGTTCCAGACTACCGATACGGCGGTTTCAAGGTTTGGCTCCTGCGTGAGCTTCGCATTTACATAGAACGACCTGTCCTGCAATGCGCGCTCCTGCCCGAGCGATGTGCTTGTAATCGCAAATACGCCTTCGCGCGCAAGGAAGATTGGATCGTCCCTAAGGTTTGCAAACGCGTGTTTCGATACGGCTCCAACGCCTTTCGCGCCCTGCTTGATCGGGAACAGCACCGTGCCCCCGTCCGTTATCTCGGCCGTGCGCAGGAACAACTCCGCGTCCTGCTCGTTGCTGTTTTTGATTACCGTCAGCGTATCGTATTGCTTGATGTATCCCATGATCGCGGAGGTGTCCGCGCCGACCTTCGTGTATCCCGTATCCGGGAAGTAGGTTGGATCGTCCAGCCCCGATTGCCAGTCCCAGTTCTGATAGTCCGGGTTTCCCGAAAAGAACAGGCGGTTATCGTTGTTGTAGCCGTAGAATTCCGCGATGGTGCACTTTTCGATCCTGTCTTGATACCCCGGAACCGTTTTGGTAAATGCGATCACAACGTTGTCGATCCCGCCGCCGGCCGCGCTTTCCGCGGGAGCGGTTGTGAAGGTTACGGTTCCCGCGGCAAGGTCAACCGTGTAATCGGTCGTTGCGGTTTTCGCCACGCCGTCCACCGTCACGGATTCCACGGAATCGATGTTCTTTGAATCGAGGTGGAATACGGTGCTCGTTCCGTCGCCGACCATGGAGTTGATGCGCTTTCCCGTCAGCATGTTCACCGCCTCAAGCGGCGTGCCGCCGCCCGCCGCAGGAGCGCCGATTACCGTCGTCGGGGTGAATGCGTTTGCCGATACAGAGGCAACGCCAACCGTGTCTCCCGTTTCCGTTGCCACGAGATAGCTTTGTCCGTCCAGAATGTACAGCTTCCCATCATGGGAGAATGCCGTGCTTCTTGCGTTGTTCATGCCGCTGTATATCAGCGTCGCACCCGCATCCGTCCAGGTATACAGCTTCGTTCCTCCGTGCACGATGAACTTCTCTGCGCCCGATTCAAACACGGCAAAGAACATGCCGTTAATCGGCGCGTCTATCGTAAACAGGGTGCGCCAGCCCAGCCGCTTTTCGGGGAATCCCGCAAGGTCTGAAATCAGGTTCTGGCACAAAGGCGACCTGGAATCGCTCACCTGCGTCGGGTCGGTCGAAAAGTCCACGCCGCGGAATTTGCTGTATGCCTTGTGGTATCGCTTGATGTCCTCGATGTTTTTCGGCGTGGTAAGCGTCGGCATGTCAATATCCTCCGTATACGTCTACGATCGGTTCAAAGCTCAGCTTCCGCGCGTCGTTCAGCGCGGAAACATATTTTGCGCGGTAGTTTTCGGCCTGGAAGTTGTCCATTGCTTCCTGAAAGAACTGCGCCGCCACGCCGTAAGGGAGCGCAACGCGCGTGATCGCGTCCGCGTATGTTATTGTTTCATCCAGCGTGTCGATCTTCTGCGCCGCCGCGAGAAGCGCGCGGCCCTCATGCCGCCGGATGGAATTTTCGGTTTCAAGGCACTCCTGCAGCAGCAGGTTCAAAAATGGGACGGAATACTTCTTGCTTTCCGCGTCCTCGCCATCCGCTTCGTACAGGAACGCGCTTGCGGTTTCATAGATTTCCTGCCCTGTCATATATCCTCCAAAAGTCGGGGAGGCCGAAGCCTCCCCGTTGTGTCGTTTACGCGCAAACGTGCGTCAGCACGTCGGACGTGTACTTGTTTCCCGTCGGATAGATTGCAACGGCCTTGAGGATCGTGCCGGCCGCCGGGTTTGCGATTGCTTCGGAATACTCCACGCGGCTTGCGCTGAAGCGCGGGTCGCTGCCATCCAGCGTGTAGTAGATCTTCGCAGAGCTCGTCGTGGTGGCAAGCGCCGTGGTTGCGTCCTTTGTCGCCGTCGGCGTTGCGCACTTGTTGCCGCTCGTTACGCACACGATCACGTCGTCGCACGCGCCGCCGACCACGAATGCATCGAAGTTGAAGCGGCCAAGCAGCACCGCTCCGTTCACCGCTTCCGAATCCGTGATGATGCGCGCATCGCGGATCTTGAACGGGAAGCCGACCGCGCGGCTCTGGAACGCCACGTGCTCCACGTTCGTCGGGAACCAGTCCGCAGGCATGGCGATGATGTTCAGCGTGCCGACCTTGCCGACTACGCCCTTCAGGATGAACTTCTCGCGCACACCGTCTACATACTGGAATTCATCGCTCAGGCGGATGAACTTCATGTGCTCGTTCTTCACGGCGACATAGCGGCCCTCAAGCGGGGTGAAGCTGTCCGCGAACTGCTTTTCGATGTCGAGAAGCGTCCCGATGATGTTGCTCTTGGATGCCGCCGCGGAATACTCCACGCACTTGCCGGCGCCCCACGCCCACTGATAGAGGGCGCGCTTGTCGCCCGTAGGCACGACCTGCTCGCGCATCTGCATCTTCAGGACGCGGCCGGATTCCTTCACCATCATCTGCTCGTTGTTGTTGCCCTTGTCAATCGCAATGCGGAAGGACTTGTCCTGCGTCAGGCTGATCTCCTGATAGGAATCCTGAAGCTCTGCGAGCGCGCCGTACCGATTGGAGGTGTTGGCGCGGTCGTAGTCGTTGAGCGGCTGCGACAGCAGGGTGTAAATGCGGATGCTCTTTACGCCGATGAAATCATACGGCGCCTTCGCTTTGCCCGCGAGGAACGATTCGTGCGTGTGCTTCTGCGCGATTTTATCGCTGTATTTGGTTGCGAGGTTAATGCTCATAAATTACCTTTCTCATCCGTCAAACGCAGAAAGAAAAGCGTCTTCAACCTTTGTTGCGGCCGTAGACGCTGCCGATCCGACGGATGCTTTTCTGCTTTTTTCGTTTTGTTCTTTGGTTGTGAGCTTTGTTTCCAGCTCCTTGATGCGTTGTTCGTACTCGGTTTGCCGATGCCGGAGCATTGCTTCCACGGGCGTAAGGCCCCGCTCAATCCCCTCGGCTACACCGCGCGGCAGTTCCCTCCCGTCCTTGTATTCCGGGAATTCGCGGAGGAAGTCCATCCACGGCTTCTGCCGCGCCTCCTCCTCGCTCCTGCGCCGCGCTGCCGCGCTTTCTTCCGCTGCCTTGTGCTTTTCGTTGACGCGCATCTCCGCCATCTCCTGCACGGCATCATCCGGCATGTCCGGGTATTTCGTCCGGATGTTCTGCGCTTCTTTTTGCAGCATTACGGCTTTCTGCTGGTTTTCCACAAAGCCGACGTACTGCTCAACGTCCATTCCGTTCGCTTCCGCAAGGCGGCGCATGAGCTCGCTTGCGCGCGCGTCCACGCGCAGGCCGTTGCGCTCATTGAGCACCTTGTCGTAGTTCATGCCCTTCTGGGCAAGCTCTGCCGCCTGTTCAAGCGTGATCTCCTGCTCCTGTCCGTTGTACTTGATGCGCAGGGTTTGGGGCTTTTCGTCCGGTTTCTCCGCCGCGTCGGGGGCGCTGGTTTGCTCCTCCTGCGCTTCGGCCTCTTCTTCGGGTTCCGCGTCCGAAAACAGGTCGTCGTCCTCTTCCGAAATGTCTCCGAAAAGGTCGTCGTCCTCCATGATTTCTTCCGCTTCGTTGGCTTGGGAAGGATTGGTATATTCCTCCATGTGTTTCTCCTTTCCGCGCTATGGTTGGCGCGGGTATTAAAAAAACGGCCCTGCGGCCGTCTTTCCCGGTGTTATAGCGTTGGTTGCTGCATGGCCTGCATCTGCTGCATGGCCTGCATCTGTTCTTTCTCCTTGCGGATGCGTTCAAGAATCTTGCTCTTCCCGCTCAGGTATTTGGATGGGATCTGCTCCACGAAAAGTTCCGCGTCCTGAATGATCCCTTTCGCCATGAGGTTGTCCAGCGTCTGCATCTGCGTTATCTCGCTCCAATACGCGGAAGAACCGACGTCAACCTTCAGGCGCATGTTCACGTCCCCAAGTTGCCCGAAGTCCACGTTCAGTTCGTACGCCTTCGGCAATTCGCCCGTCATTGGGTTGGGCGGTACATACTTTTCAATCAGGTCTCTGTCCGTTATGACCACCGTGCGCGTTCCGTAGTTGGCGCGCATGATGTCCACGACAATGCGCACATATTCTTCGCCCCACGCATGGAATGCGCGCTTCTGGAGGTCGAGCGGCGCGCTTGACGCCTGCTGCACGGCGATGATCGCCGATGTGTTATCCGGCCTTACGTTCCCCAATGCAGCGTCCGATGCGCCCATGAAGTCGCGCGTCATGGTTACGGTGGATTCGATCACCTGCATTACCTGCGGCGATACGTCCGCGCCGCGCACCGCGGTTGCAATCGCATCCGTTACGCCGCCGCTTTCCACTGCAATCGCTTCGCCTACCCGGTTTGTCCAGTTCGTGATCCTGCTGCTGTCGTACACAAGCTTCGGGAATGCGTTCATCTCCACGCTGCGGATCATCATGGCATACAGGCGGTTGATCGCAATCTGGTTCGGGACAAGCCCCGTAATGCTCGCCTGCCCATGGTAGGAAGAACGCACGGTTTCCCACGGCATCCATGCAACCGGGTACAGTGTAAGCCCTGTATCCCACTGTTTTCGCACCGTTGCCGCTTCCGTTGTCTTTACGGCCCATATCGTCCCGCCTTCGCGCCAGAATTTTATGAGAACCGTCACGAGGTCGTTGTCGTCCCCGGCTTCGCCCTGGTTGGGGTCACTGTCCGGCGTGATGGATTCCCATTCCGCGCTGCCGTTTCGCTTCGCTTCCTTCTTCGCTTCCCGCACCGTCTTGCGCTGGGCGATGATGATATACGGCTGCTTCTGCGCGTTGCACAGATACGGGTTGCCAAAGTATACGTTGATGTTTTCAATCAGCTCGGCGCAGACGTCGCCTTTTGCATCCTGCCCCGTTTCCACATCCGGGTCGAAATACAGGTACATGCATGCGTCCCCGTCTACCGATGCGTTGCGGATCGCGTCGCGGTGCAGGTCCTTGATCTTCGCTTGGTCCAGCACACGCTCCACCTCTCCCGCGAAAATCGCGGCCATGAGCTCCGAATCCTGATTCGGTCTGAACGGCGTGAAGGATACGCCCACGTCGTCAGAGGTAATCATGGCCGTTTGGTAGGATACGACGCGCTTCATTACGTTCATGACCGGCTTCGGCAGGTCGGGAGCGTTCAGCCCTTCCCATTGCCTACCCAGGTAGAAATTTCGGTTTACACGCACCGTCTCGTACAGGTCGATTGAATTGTTATACTCTACTCCGCGCTGGTATTCCGACCAAACGCCGCGCGGGTCGGACTTAATCATTCTGCTTCCTCCCGTTGAATTTCATCATGTTGTCCCATTGGATCCGCTCCCGCTGCGCCTGCGTCTCTTCCTGCACATCCTCCGCCGCGTTCTCCGGCTCCTTCAGCTCCTGTTTCGGCGGCCTGCGCCCCGAAATCAGCGTAAAAAAAGCGCCCAGAACGGCGCCGCAGGTGAAGCATATGATATATTCCATGTTTATCCTCCGTAGTCCAAGAAATCGCCAATCTGGCGTTCATAGTCGCCCTCACGCGGGACGATTGGCCGGTGTCGCGGTCTGCCGTCCATCATATACCTTAACCCGTCCGGCGCGTGGGTTATATCATGCGGTTCTGTCGCCGCGTCGTTCGGGTCGTGGTCGTCATGCTGCAAAAGCGGCAGGTCGTGAATCAGCCTGCCGCACGTTGAAAAGATATGCAGTTTCGGTTGCTCCCCGCCCATGCCGTCCGGCACCGGGCGCATCCATTCTTTCAGGGCCATCCAGCCATCTACGCGCGTATTGCGCACCTGCGTCAAAACAAGCCCCTCCGCCGCGAACATTTCAGCCTGCGCCTTGCCGGTTGCCCGGTTGCGCCCCCACATGTCCGCCGGTGCATAGGTGCATACGATTCGCTCCCCCTGGCTTGCGTTCAGGATCATGTGCGCCGCGTCGCTGATGATAACATTCGGTTTGCACAGCTCTCTGTATATGTATGCATTTCCGAGTTCGTCAAACGCGCCCCACAGCACGGCCAGCATGTCAAGGCCGTAGTCCATCGACCGGAAGCGCGTCCAGTGCTCCGGAATCGGGAACGGTTCGCACACGTGAAGGTCGCGCCGGAATTCCGTGAAGTATTGCCCCACAAACACGTCCCAATCGCCTTCAAGGTATGCGCGGCGCAGGTCGTCCGGCAGGTTTTCCAGCGTTTCCAGATATTCCGGGTTGTTTTCCATGAGCGGCTTGTTGTCATACACGCGCGCACGGATGAATACATAATCCTCCGCCTTCTCCTTGCCCCGGTATTGCCGGTCAATGAACAGGCGCTTTACCCATGCGTGGCCAACGCCGCCCGGATTGCACGTGTAGTACATGCGCGGCGTGAAATCCGGCCGTGCATTGCGGTTGCAGGTGGTAAGAAACTGCATTTGTTCTTCGCTGAAATGCGTGGCCTCCTCCATGCCGATCACGTCGTATTCCTGCCCTTGGTAGCGATATACGTCGGCCTCGTTTGCGCAATACCCCGCCACGATGCGGGAGCCATTGGGAAACGTGAAGGTCTTGTCCGTTGTGTTGAACCGTGCGATTCCGTATAGGTCCCTGCGCAGCGGCACAATGTGGTTTTCTCTGAGCTCCGGCAGCGTGCGCCGAAGCAGGAGAATGTTCAGGTTTGGATAGCGCGCGGCAAGAAGCGGAAACTTCTTGCGCATGGCCCAGCTCTTCCCGCCGCCGCGCGCCCCGCCATAACAGGTGTGCCTTGCGCGGGAAAGGAAGAATTCCCGCTGCGGCTCGCTGATTTTTGTGAGATCAAACGTTGCCTTCATCCCGCGAGCTCCCCAGCGTTTGCTTCGCCCGGCGGAGCGATCACCTCGATCTTCATCTCGCCGTCCTCCTTTGGTTCGTCCGGCTGCTTGTCCCGGTAGTCCTCCGGCAGGCGGTTCGTCAGCATGAACTTTGTGATCCTGCCATCCGGCTCAAAATACTTGTCGTATTCCACCACCTCTGCGCGTTCCCGCACGAGCTTTTTCCCGCTTTCTTTGTCTATGTACTCCTCGCGCAGCTTCACGACTTCCGACACCCGCTTTGTATAGCCGCGCGCCTGGTCGAATGCGGATTTCAGGATTTCGCCGTTGCTCACGCGCGCACCCGCGCAGATGGCCTGCGCAAACTGCGGATATTTTCCCTTCCACGTGTACACCGTCCGTTCTGATATGCCCAGCATGTCCGCTATTTCGCTGTTCAACAGCCCCTGCCGCGCCCAGCCTTCCACAGCGTCCAGCTTGCTTTCCATCTGCAATTCATCCCACAGCGGCTTCTTGCCGCGCTTTCTGCCGCTTTGCACGGCTTTTTTCCTCTTCTCCATGCCGCGCCTCCAAACGTGATAAATCTCACTCAAAACAACCCGAAAATTCTCTTGTGCTCTCTTGACGCACGTATAAATACGTATTACAATATAACCATACCAAGGAGGTGCACGATGAACAAAAGGGAGTTGGTGAAGTTGCTCAAGCAAAATGGCTGGGAGATTACTCCCGGAAGCCGCCACGACTTGGCAACAAACCCCAATCGGCCCGGCGTTAAGCTCCCGATTCCGCGGCACGCCGAACCGAACAAGTACACCATCGAAGGTATTTTGAAAGCGGCGGGGCTTAAATAGTCCCCCGCTCTCCTGGGCATAATCATTGACTGAAAGGAGCCTGTTGTATGAAGTACGTATACACCGCTGTTTTTACCGCCGTTGACGATGGTTATTCCGTTTGCATTCCCGATCTTCCCGGTTGCATTACGGGCGGAATTGATGCCGCCGACGCCATTACCATGGTTGAAGATGCCGGTGCTATGTGGCTTTGGGATGCCGAAAACAATGCAGAAGCCATTCCTGCACCCACACCGTTTGAACAAGTCGACGTTGCGCAGGGGCAGATCAAAACTATGGTGCTGCTGGATACCGATGCGTACCGCCGCGCCAATGACAACCGCGCTGTGAAGAAAACCCTCTCTATTCCCAGTTGGCTGAACGCCGAGGCAGAACGTGCCGGCGTGAATTTCTCCCAAATCCTTCAGGATGGCTTAAAGGCCAGGCTGGGGATCCAATAAAGTTTGCAATAACCAAAAGGAGCGGCGCTGACCAGGCGCCGCCCCTTCTCAGGATGGAAGTAAATGCACATGTCCTCCGGGCTCCTCGTCACCCTTCGGGACTATACACAGTATAGCAGGTTTTATAGTCGCACTACTGTCACGTTTTATGAAATTCTTAGTCCCCGGTGTTCTGCGAACATGTCACGCGCCAGCGCAAGCCACCTGTATACCGTCTTTTCACTTGCTGGAATGCCGATGCTCGCCGCCGCGACGCGCGCCTGAATCTCACCGCGCTCCAACGGATGATCCGGCGTAAGCATATAGACAGCCTTTACCGCTGTGACCGCATGACGACCGCGCATCTTCTCCAGCGTTTGAAGCGCCCACTCCGCCGCTTCGAGGTCGGCAATGGATGCATGCGCATCGTACAGCGCTTGCTCCGCACGGGCTACCGCCGCCTCCGTGGGTGCGGATATGCCATCAAAGCGGCCTGCCTCCCGGCGCCGCTGCCGCTCCAATGCATCATTCCATATCCTGTCACGGTACGCCGCCGCGCTGCCCTCACGGGCAAGAAAGCGGAACGCCTCCGTCGCATAGTCCCTGTAATGTGATTTTCTCATGCTCCCCCCCTCTAATCGTTGCGCCGCATCTCGGCGCAGAGGTATACGCCCGCCACAAATTCGCTGTATTTTGGCGGGTTGATTTCGGTTGCCCGATAGTTCGGGTACAATTTCACGAGCGCCGCCGCGAAGCTTTCCGCGTCCGTCGCCATCTCGCGCGCCTTTTTGCGCGTGATCTTGTGGTCGTATATTTTTACCTCGGGCTTTTTCAGTCCGCGGGATGCGCCCCAGCGTTTCTTGCCCTTCGGATCCTTCGCAAGATAGGTTGCCAGCCCCTTAATGCTGCCATCAATCGCCCGGATGCGGTCGGCGTTGCAGTATCCCTTTTGCCACAAGGCTTCGACTTCGTCCCTGCCGATGCCCGATTGAAGAACCAGGTGGAGATGCACCCGCTTTCCCTCCGCCGCGCCCTCGATCACATACATGTACTTCCCCTTTCCAAGCCCTTTCCTCCGCCGCGCCGCCTGGTATCTGCGGATCATGTTCTGCGCGTCCCGCAGCGCCTGCGCTTCGTCCGGCATTTCCTGATAGGTGCACACCACATGCAGGTCGCCCGTACCGAAGTTGTTCATAAGCAGGCGAGAAAACATATTCCGGCTGTCCTTGGCGTTCTGGTTCTTTGCGGCCTTGCGGGATTCTTTCAGCTTTTGGCATTTGCAGCGCGGCTTGCGTGCCCAGTATGGATAGATCTCAATTTCTATGCGGTCGCCGTAATACACTTCTTTCACACGATATCCTGAAAGGCGCTTGTCCCGCAGTGTGCTCCCCTGCAGTTGATCGTATCTGTCCGATTCTGTGATGATGTACACCGCGTACGCTCCTTTCATAGCGGGAGGCGTCAAGCGCCCGCCTCCCGCACCCACCTGCTGTTACATCGGGGCTGCCGCCCCCTGCGGCTTCGCCGCATTCCCCCGCTGATATGCGATTTCTTTTTTGTTGTGTATATATCGTCGTTAAGTTAGTACCTGATACAAGCCCGAAATAGGCTTGTCCTATTTATTATAGAAAGAACTACTTTGCCGGCTTGTCCCACATAGGGCAGCGCATGCAGGTGGGTTTGTCTGTGTATGGGCAGCTTGCGCCCAGGAGCGCCGCCGGGCATGTATCGTTCGGATAGCCGAACTCATCAAGTATTGCATGCGGGTAGTTTTCCATGAAGTCCTCGCGCAGCGTTTTGGGCGCTTTGTGGTTTAACAGGTCTGCAGCTTCGGCAATCCGCTCGAACGGAATTGCTTCTTCGTATGCCGCAAGCGCCTCGCACTGCTTTCGCGTTTCCGGGCATCTGTTACAGGCTTCTCCCGGGTTTCCGCCGCCGCAGGGTGCTTTATCACTGAAACATGCAACATAGTATGCATCCCCGTTCGGGCTGCGTTTGGTCAGTCTTGTGTTCATGCTTCCTCCTTGATATCGGCCCCGCAGTTTGAACAGAATTTCATGAATCTGTCATCTAAACGCTTCTCGCATTCCGAACAATACGGAACCTTGTCTTTTACCTCTGCGCACGTCCTTACGTACATTGTGATGCCGTCCTCACTATGGTGCCTTTCATACTGTGCGAAAACCGCAGGACGTTCCACCCAAACAACATGCCCACGCCGCACAGGCGCAACATCGGCTGCGTCTAAACTGTCCAGCAGGTCTATGCAATCTCTAAATCTGTCTGCGCTTTCGCTATCCCCATCAATCACGCATTCGGTAATCCATATTCTTAGCGCGCGCTTTGCCTCTTCACGCTCTATGTATTCATTACTCATCTTTTCTCCTCCCCGTCCATTTTTGCGCCACAGTTTGGGCAGTAGTTCGTTTTTCGCTTCGGTTTTATCGGTTGTGCGCAGTTAGTGCAATAGCAATACGGATTTTTAATTTTAAACGGGAAAAACCAGCTAATATAGGGTCTGTTCCACCTCGCATGCACCACTTCAACCAGCAACCCGTGCTCCACCTTCCAACACGGTTCTTCACAGTTTCTGCGGCAATCTTCACATGGGCTATTCATGCTTACCTCCGTCCATTACCGCCCCGCAGTTGGGACAATACTTAAAAGGCGATATCGGTGCATCGATAAGACTTCCGCTGAATCCGCATAGCGAGCAAGTCGGTCTCCACGCTCGCTCAATCCACTCCCCGTACCGCACCGGGGCAACATCGGCGGTATCTAAGCTGTCCAGTATGTCTATGCAATCCCTAAACCTGTCTGCGCTTTCGTTATCCCCATTAAGCACGCAGCCAGTAATCCATATTCTTAGCGCGCGCTTTGCTGCTTCACGCTCTATGCATTCTTTACTCATCTTCTTTCCTTTCCGTCCATCTTCGCGCCGCAGTTCGGGCAGTAGTCATACATGTTATCAGCATGCTTATGGCAAGTGGAACAGAACACACCCAATCCGCTTTTTTTACTCGGAATATGCGCAGGAAACTGCTCTTCCCATGTAAGCCACCGTCCGTGCCGCACCGGGGCAACATCGGCGGTATCTAAGCTGTCCAGTATGTCTATGCAATCC